GCGGTCCATACTACCTCCTGGTAACCTAGATCATCAATTACCACTTCCGGGGCCTGGATTTCAATGTAATGCCTTAATACACCGGTTCTCATATACTCACCTTCCTATGGGGCCAGTACAGCAGCCGGACAGCCTTAAGGTTCTTTTCTATGAATTCACCCTCCCGTGATTCATAAAGAAGGGCAGTATGCAGCAGCAACCCGGCTAATATCGTTCCGGGCAGGGTCTCGAAGTCTGCCAGCTTGCAGCCTAAAAAGGTTTCTGCATAGTCCTGAGCAGCTTCCATGTAGCCGCTAATCAGGGCCTCCTCTAGCTCATGCTCTATTCTTAAATGTGATTTTACGGTGGTTATATCAAATACCATTTAGTAGTTCCTCCATTTCATCCTGGGCCGGTGGCTCGGGTAGCTCCATCCGCATCCGCGGTCCAGGGGCCAGGCCAAACAGGGTAATGAGTGCGCGCAGCTCCTTCATAGCATCTTTCATTATGTAATACTCGGGCCGCTGCTTAGGCTCCCCGTTCGATTGAATATAGGTGTCACCCTCCTGGGCCAATGTCTTTTGACACTGCTCATAGCGCCCCCAGGTCTGACAGTACATGGCCAGGGTGTTTTTATCCAGCTCGGTAAGTAGTCCAGCACGATAAAGTGGGCCAGCTACTCGCCGCCACTCCTTCTTGGCTTCCTTTGATAGCCAGGCTGGGCATTTCGGCAACACTGGTTTAGCTTTGGGTGTGTTTGCCGGTGGCTGGAAAGCGCCATCAACTATTTTTAAATTAGGTAATGGTCCCCTGCTCCCCATGATTTCACCTCCCGGAATTTCAAAACTATAAAGCGCAAAATGTAAGTTACCCTCCTCGGTCCCGGGGCCAGGTCTCATACAATTTCAATACCCCTACCCCCGGCCATGAATTTCCTCATGACAGCTCCTACATAACGGCTGGC